CAAGCTGCGACGACCTACACAGATCGGTTTGCTCGGTTTGGTTTTACTCCGAGTGAATTTATACCGACTGCTTGGGAGCTTCTCCCTTGGTCGTTTCTGATCGACTACTTCACCAATATTGGTGAGATACTGTCAGCTTCAGTTACAGATACGAGTGCACTGATATGGTCTGCGAAGAGTACGATACTCAAGTCCGTCAAAATGGCGTACTGGATATTCGACACCGCGGAGATCACTAAGTACATTCCTGTAACGCAAATAAAGAATCTGACAGGGTCGTCTGGCTTATCCAAGTGGTCGCGAAGTTCATGGTCGAGGAACGCATCTACTGTAGATGTGCCCTCAATATACTTCACCCTACCGTTTAGCGACAAGCAGCTTTTCAACTGCGCGGCGTTGATGGATCAGGTGGGTATCGACATGAACCCTCAGAGGCTCAGGCGGCGAAACTACCGTTTGTGACTCTTAATCTCTCCTTAAAGGAATGAGCATGTCAATGCTCCTTACCTCTCCCGTAACTGGGGGAGCCCAGACCGGTTTCACGGCCCCAACCTACACGCTAATCGCGGATATAGCGCCCGATATCAATGGGCGTCAATTCGCGGTGTCGGCGTTGGGCGGGACGCAGGCCGGCGTGCTAACGCACAGCGTAGCAAGTCCATTCACGATCACCGTCGTCAGGCCTCGGGTTTTCAAAGTTCTGGGAAAACCCAACTTGAACGGTTTGATTCGTGACGTTCCTGTCAACGTGTACAAGGTGAACTGCCGTAAGGGCGTATTGCCCCTAGCAGGTCAGCCGTTCAGCGTGGGCATGGGTCGAGTGGAGCTTTCAGTTCCAGCCGGCTCAGACACTGCCGATGCGGCAAACCTTCGAGCTATGTGTAGCCTACTCATCGGTGCCCTCAACCAGCTTTCCGCTGGAACTGGGGACACACTGGTGAGCGGGATCATCTAGCTCATTTCACACGTTGTCAGAGGAGAAATGGACATGCGTACTTCCGCTGTTACTTTGCACTCCCTGCTCTTTGAAGATTTACTAGCTGCTGGGTGGAACGGTTCATTGAACCAGTATCCCGGACAAGGCGTCAAACAGTTTGCGATGTCACAGCTGGTCAAAACCCTAACGAAGAAATTTATACCTTCTTCGCGCGGGACGACCCCTGCTGGTGACGCCGCTGCGTTAGACCTCTTTTTGAAGGTCAATGCGCGCTGTGAAACTTTTGCGTCCGAGATCCATCCCCGCACAGAGATCGAAGAAATTGCGTTAGGGGAGGTAAAAGCCTTCCTTGACAAGTTCTTCTATCCGGATATGCGTTATCATCCGGTGCGAGAGGGTTACCCATTTTGTGAATACGGGAAGCCTTTTTGGTCTCACCGAGATTTCGTACTAAGCCTGCCGGAAATCGAGCAGACTATAGGCGTAGGTCCCGGAGCTTCCGTTGGTGCTAAGCGAACTGACTTCTTCACGAAGTTAGCTAACAGCGCACTGACGAGTAGTAACCCTTCTCTGCATAAGCTTTACGTGCAGGCAATCTCTTGTAACCCTACTTGGAGCGCTACTGAAATTTCGCGCTCGAATAGACTGGGTGAAGAGGTTGTAAAAGGTAGTCGTCTGAGTTTTGTTCCGAAAACATCGGAAATTAGCAGAACCATATGTACTGAGCCCATTCTGAATATGCTTTTCCAGAAGGGTGTCCAGGGTGCCCTTGAACGGCGGCTGGTAGAGGTAGTTGGAATCAACCTCTCCAATCAGCCCGACGAGAACTCGAGACTTGCTCAGATAGGATCGGTTAGCGGAGAGTTCGGTACTATTGATCTCTCAAGTGCCTCCGATTCGCTCTCACTCGGCGTAGTACGGGAGTTCTTCCCGCGTAGAGTTTTTGATGTCCTCTGCGCATTTAGGACCCCTGTAACCATCCTTCCAGATGGCACGTCGACGGAGTTACATATGTTGTCGTCGATGGGGAATGCATTTACTTTCCCACTTCAGACAATTTTCTTTTCTGCTATTGTCATAGGAGCCTACAAAGTGCTGGGATTGAAACACCATCACTTTCGAGGGCGTCGGAATGACCGCAGTAACTTCGCGGTCTTTGGTGATGACATAATCGTCTGTAAGGAGGCTTACAACCTTGTCTGCAGGCTGTTGTTTCTCACTGGTTTCACCGTTAACCATGACAAGTCCTTTAATCAAGGACTGTTCCGTGAGTCGTGTGGCCATGATTACTTCAATGGTCACAACGTCAGAGGCGTCTATTTAAGAGCGCTTAACGACGTAGGCGACTTGTATTCAGCCATCAACCGTCTTAACCGATGGTCGGCTAGGTGGGGCGTGCCCTTGGTGTGTCTTGTCCAGTATCTTCAAAAGGGGTGTCGGTTTTTGCCGGTTCCCTTCGAAGAGGACGATTCACACGGAATCAAGGTTCCGCTCGATTTGGTCGATAGGCCTAGGTATGACAAACATACTGGTGGGGTGCTGTACAAATTCTTGTACAGTTTACCTAATCAGCTAGACCTTTCAAAAGTTGAGAAAAGAGACGACTTGATTCGCGAGGGTTGGAATTCCAACCCAGACGGATTACTACTCTCCTTTGTGGCTGGTTACATTAGGATGGGTTTCGTCGGATTTAGAGTTAATCTCCGGAAAACCCAAGTTAGGCAGCGGTCCAGTTCACGTTGGGATTGGATCACTTCCGCTTGTGGCGAAAGCCCCGAGTTCGGTGAGTCCTGGAAGGCACTCACCGCACGTAACCTTTGTAAGGGTTCGTGGAAC